GGTTCAAAAGCATGTCTGACTTTGGCATAGACTTTATCCTTCTTAGGATAATCAGTGTCCTTAACTAGGTTCCAAGCATCTAGTGCTTGGTTATTCTCCATCAGTTCATCGACTTGGCTATCTAAAGATGGAGTACTGTCAAATTCCTCTGACCATTGTTTAGCGACAGTTACCCAGGAAAAATGCTCTTTGGCCCATTTCATCATCGGATCTCTGAGGACTTCCTGCTCTTTAGGGTTTCTAAGCAATCTCACTAACTGGTTTTTGAATGTCTCCCTCACCTCAGGCTCATATATATCTCCCTCAACCTTTATGCCGTGCTGGACGGTCTCGTCTAGGGCGGCGTAGTCAGTACAGACAGGGATGGCTCCAAAGGCTTGTGCCCGCATGGCAGTAATACAACTAATCTCGCCAAAGTGGCAAGGATAGGCCCAAATACCTGCATTCTCCATTTCTACTTGGCAAGCTCCATGTGAGATCCGACCAAGGTGGGTAATTCCTGGTTGTTGCATTAATTTCTGCATCTTCTCTTTCCAGGCTTGGCGCTCGGGGTTGTTGGCTGCTACTTTATCAAAGAGTACCCAACCATAGAAAATCCTGAGTTTGGCATCAGGCACTTCTTTGATGACATCAGGCCACATCTTTAACAGATGTTCCAAGCCTCTGTCGTATGAGCTGCCGTATACTACTATTTTAGGATCTCTCATAAAGCTTCAATAACAATTCGAATATCTCGCTGATTACTTTTGTTTCTATCTTGTAAGTAAACATTAAAAATTTTATCGAATAGTTTTTCATAACTTAAGATTTCTCCATAAGGAGTCCCATTATCCACATTTAATCCACCTGGCCCTGGTCTTCCTTGTATTTTTAATAAAAGATTGAGTACTTGAGGTTGATTTTTTGACAAACCTCTAATCTTATGGGTGATTTCTTTGGAAGTCGTAGCACTTATGGCATCTGTTTTTTGCGTAGAGAATTGTACTCCCGCATTGGCATTTAAAGTTTTTTTGTTTTTCTTTACCGATATGTTTTCCACGATTTCTTTCCTCTTCTATATGTAACGCTTGTGACGTAAGTAGTTTAAGATTCTCAATTCGATTATCACTCTTAATTCCATTAATGTGATGAACAATCTCATCTCGTTCCAAATACCTGCCAAGATATTTTTCAACAATGAGACGATGTTCACGAACATAGCCGTTAGGATTTGCGTTAGGATGTTTAGGAGTTTTAAGAAGAACATATCCATCTTTATCAATATTCCGGCCACCTCGCCACATATGATTATTCGCACCAGTTCTATATCTGCCTTCACACTTCTTAGAACAGAATTGAAGTCTAGCCCTAGAAGGGAAGACCTTGAACTGCTTATTACACTGTTTACAAACCTTTTCCACATATTCATTATACTACATACTACAAACTGAGTCCATTCGCTGTATACATCACCTTGGATTCATCTAAATTAGGCACATTCTGCCTGTGCCACTTACTGAGGAAGAAGACCTTATCAATCTTATCCACCCGTTCTTTTTTATATTCCATTGGGTTTTGGATGTCATGGTTCCAGAGATACATCTTTTTGGCCTTAACAGGTAAGTCAAACAGCCCAATCTGTCGCCAGGAGATTAAGATATTAAAGTTATCATTCCAGTTGATCTCATAATGCGGTGCGTAGCTAACACCGTCATAGTCACCGACATCTTCCTGAGGGTCAGCAAAGACCGTCACCTTCCAACCGAGCTTAGCTAACTCTTTAGACACATAGATTACAGCCTCTTCCGAGCCACCTATTCCTTGAGCGACATTCTTTGGTGACCACTTCTCAAAGCCTGGGCCGCAATAGATGACAACTGATTTCTCATCCCAGGTCTTGGCTGGCATGAATTGGTTACGCAGGTCAACTAACACTGGCTCATTGACAATCTCAACCGGGATTGAGTTGATTAAGGCTTTAAGTTGGGTTATTTGTTTGGTGTTATGCAGGTGGTGGGCTAACTTGACAGTCCAGTGGGCGAGGTCGTTTCTATGCCTTAAGTCTTGGATTGATTCTAACCGTTCTTTATTCAAGTCATTAGGGGCAATCTCCATCAATCCGTGTACCACTTTCTCACACTCCTCTAACTTGCCAGTATTAGCATAGATATGGAACAGTGCCTCAAGGATCATGGCTTTATAGTCACGGGGATTAATGACCAGAGTCGTCTTGGGGATCTCAACTTGTCCAGCCAGCTTAACCCAATGCAGGGCTTTAACCCAGTCTTTGAGGACAACATAACAAAGCGCCAGTTGAATGTAGATTGAAGTAAAAACCGGGGCTTCGTACAAAGCTTCCAGCAGACAGTAGACAGCCTGCTTAAACTCGTTGCGCTCCCGATGTATCATTGACATATATTCCCAACATTGTGCCCGTTCTTCCGGCCAGCCGGACTTACGTTGGTAGTCTTTCAATAGTTCCATAGTGATTGAATCCCTACCTTCACCACAGAAGTCATATAAAATCATTGGTTCACGGGTATCAAAATAGGCTTTGGCTAAGTAATAGATTGGGCGTGGGTCTTGGGGGTTACGCATCACCTCTTCTTCGAGGATCTCAATATTGCGGTACATTGAGCTCAGCATTTCGTTACTGTCCGTCAGATGGATGACCATGAAGTCCAGGAAGTCAGTCTTACCAGCCGGGGTCTTTTCTATCAACGTCTCATGGATTGGAGCCACCCATTCAAATGTGCCGTCATTGCGGACTAGACGCTCTCTTAAATGCTCAATGATGATATTCTTGATCGAACCGTCATCAGCCAGCTCAACTTGATATAGGTATCTGGCAAAAATAGCCTTGATATTTAAGGCTGCTGCCCGCTCAATAGCAACCTTAAAGTTTTCTGACCCAGAGACTACATCATCAGTATCACACCAAAATATCCACTCATACTCAGTTGGGACTTGGGAAAAGTTATAGTTACGGGCATTAGAGAAGTTTTTATCCCATTCATACCACGACCACGAGGCGCCGAACTCTTTACAGAGTTTTTTAATCTTGTCTTGGGGGTTTTTAGTTCCAGTAATGAAGATATGGTCAACGTGTTTAGCAAAGGAGCTGAGACAATTACGGAGTTTATCTATTTCAGTATCGTCTTTTACAATCAGGCAAGCGGCTATTTTAGGCATTTTTTCCACAAAAAAGGGACACCGATTAAGGTGCCCCACCATTAACGTACAAGGTCGTATGGGTTATCTGCTGAGATTATACCACAGTTTGCAAGTGGTAATTATGGGCTGGTTGTGACCTGCGAGTAGAAGATATACTTGTTAGAGTCAATACCATCCTGGGACGGAGTTTTACCCTGTCCTGAGACTGCCTGTGACCACATATCGACTATACTCTTGGAAGTCACCCCTGTTAAAGTCTGCAGCCACTCCCTCTCCATTTGATTTAGTGGTTTGTTACCAGTAATCCCTTTAGAAGTGTAGTACATTCTTTTATGTTGACTTAGCGGTGCATTAGCGGGAGCGCCAGAGCGGGTTGCATACCAATCATGTTCTGCCCCGGGTAATGTTTGATTTTGAATTGCCATTAATTTCCTTCACCTCCCACCTTGAATACCTTAAACCTACGGACAAACTTATTAGAAAAGTCTTTGTTGAATTGGTTAAGCGGGAAGACAGCTTTAATTAGCCTTTCCAAACGCAGCGGGATGGCAGCCAGGTACTTCATCTCCTTTGACTCAGAGTATCCCCCACCACGCCTAGTACCTCTAATATCGGGCATAGATTTATGGAACTCTGTCCACTCATCCGGCCAGCGCTCAACATAGAAATTGACTAACTCAGTCAGCACCGCCCAGTCAGACTCTGACTCGACCTTTTCCCTATTGCCCCTGGATATTTGCACTAATCGCTCGACATCATCAACGTCCTTGCGCTTGAAGGCACGCAAAACCATCACCTGTTCCGGGTGTTGCATCTTCTCAAAAGCGTAGAGATCCATGTATGGATCTGGTGTCAATATTTTATTCATAGTTATATTGCTATCTCTGCCTGCGAGGGTACAGGCAAAGGAGCAACACAACGGATTAACCGTTGACGTTGTAACCTGTTCGGTTAACGCTTGATCGCTCAGCCAGGTATTCCAAAGTAAACTCCCCAACGATCTGGCCGTTTTCACGGTCACCATCTTTAGCGAGCATCTCACGGAAAGGCTTACGTAAATAAGCAACTCTAAAGAGATCTTCTTTTATACCTAAGAAACGTGGCCCAGGGGTAGCTGCAGCAGAATCAACATAGCGGTGTTGCATTATTCGGGCAACGCCAGCAGATGTTTCATAAATAGCAACTGGTTGGGTTAGTTTCTTGTCTGATTGGTCAACGTATTTGGTCGCACCGGCTGTAAAGCCATCGATTTTTCTCTTAAGGCCGAAAGGCACTAAGACCAAATCAAATGAGTTTTCAGTTCCACCTTGAATCCAAGAATCCTGATGCATGTCTTGGAATTCAGTTTCTGACAGTGACGTACCAGAGTTTCGAGCAGTGTATAAAGTAGTGATAACACTATCAATACCCGCCATTCCTCTAGCAGTACCTGAAGCACCTGAAGCCAAAGCACCATTTAAGAGTAAAAACTCTTGATCCATCTTCCAGGCTCTCAAAGCTTTAGCAGCTTGATAGTCCATGGGGTCTTGACCGTTTCCTGGTCTGGTTCCGTTTCGCTCAGTTCCAGAGACTCGGAATGTTCGGGTCAAAATGGCCGTAATATTCGTTCGTCTGACTGGTTGAGTAAGAGCTGTATAAGTAGCAGCAGCACCTTCGGCAGCGGCAGTAACAGAAGTCGGAGGAGTAATATACTCTTCTAACCACTGATGCAGCGGGTCGTTGGCAACTGAAGTCTTTAACATAGTTGCTAAAGGGGTATCGTCTGGCGATACATCCCCGACAACATTTAAAAGATCTTCTCTTCGTGATCCATCATCGTATGTAACTAACATTTTATCTATTCACCATCTCTTTCTTCCCCTGGATTTTTAGTCTCTCACCAGGGGAAGTGAGTCGACCTACTTATTAGCCCAAGGTATCTTTTGCATACGGGCAACTAGCGCATCCTGATTACCTACTCTTGTTTCAACCTCTAGCATGGCCTGATCGTCGTCAGACGCTTGCTGTCTTGATCCTTGAGAGGTTTGTCCTGAAGCTGACATACCTGCCTGTTCTTTAACCGATACCTCTTGAAGTACCTTCTCCGCACCGCGTTTTTCGGCTTTGGAAACATCCTTGCTGGTGCGTTTTGCAACACGGTCAGCAATATCAGAAACAGACACGTTCTCACCACGCAGTTTGGCGGCCACCCATCTATCGGCAATTTCTTGCTCAATATCTGGATCTGAGAACAGCTCAGGGTGTTTAGAGCGAGCATTATTCTCGTCTAATAACTCTTGAACTGTCTGCTGGGCCTGTACGGTGGCTACCTGTTGGGCATTGGCATTAACTGCCTGTTGGTATGCATTCCAGTTAGTTTCTCCGTACTCGTTGGTGTAACTTCGTACATCAACCCCTTGTGTTGGTTGGACTTGAGGCCGATAGGCATCAAAGGCCGAACCTTGTCTCTCTGACTTCAGACGTTTGTTTTCTTCAGCGAGTCGCTTGATCTGATATTCCCTCGGATCTTTTGATTCTTCTGATTCAACATCTGATACTTGCTCTTTAACAGGTTGATCGACCTGGGTCGGAGCTGTTTGTTCCTTCGTAGCTGGAACTTCAACCTGTGGCGAACTGGTTTGGGTTGTTGTCTCAACCTCGCTTTCTACAGCCACTTCTTGGTTTTTATCCATTAATTTCACCCCCTCTCTTACAGCCTGGGTCGGTGGCGAGCCGTCTGCTAGTTAGCAGAATCCTGACTAGTACCTGTGCCTCATACTAGCCAAGATTCAAATAACTAACTGTCCATCTTTCGAATACAAATGCCCATCTTTAACCTTATCCCCCGGATCTAGGGCAAAGCCCCAGTTACAGTGTTGGCAATAGGCTTCATGTCCAGTAACTCTGATGAAGTAGTGCGCCTCATCAAACATCTTCTGGGGAGTTAGGTTTGTATTAACCTCTGCCTCCCCCCAGAATTCTTTATCACTAGAAGCTGGCAGATCTTCTAATTGTTTGGTATCCATTTAAGTCCTCAATGCACCGCGATCAGCACCATCACGGGTATCAGCAATCCTTAATCTGTTATCTGCTGCCACAGCTTCAGCTCCAATATCATTGGGTAAAGTCTTGGATTCATTTGGCCCCCAGACGTACTCAACATTTCTTAAAACTAGCCGGACAGTTCCTTCATTACCACGGGCACCAACTTTTCTAGTATTAGTTCCTCCACTGGTGGTAAATTCAAGTGCACCAACGTTCTTAATTACAACGCTCATATTTGTTCACCTCCTTTAAACTGGTTTCTTACCGCCTGAGTTTTGTGAATTGTCTTCAGTCGGGAATTTCTTGGCTTGGCTTCTTTTAGAAGCAGCCTCAAATCCTTTCTGGACGTTCTCACCATGCCCTGGCTGTCTGACTTTAAATAAACTTTTAAATCCCATTGTGTTCACCTCACTTTCTTTAACCTAACCCAAGTTTCAACTTATCTGTTATTTCACCTTTTTCTTTTTTAACTAGCGCTTCAGCTTCTTCTTCCATCAACTCTAAAGTTGTCAACAGTTCAGAAGCCGACTGGCCGTAAGCCCAAGCTACTTTCTGTGCAAAGATGTAGGCCGCTTCGTCTTTAAACGAACGCGGATCCACCACTGCTGATTTGATTTGGCGCTCCAGGAGGGGTTTGATTACCTCCAACCAGCCCGGGGTTTGGCAAGTTTCCTTGACCTGCCATCCCTGCTTCTGGCGTAGCGCCTCCTCCTGGTTGAGTTTGACCTTGACCATCAAGTGTAGGAGCCCCTGTTGTTGGGGGCTGCGGAGGAATATCCTCAAAGTATTGATCTGCGTCTTTAATCACTTTGGTGGATTCAAACATCTTGACTAGTAGCTCTGAGATTTTTGGCCGTTTATTCTCTTGGGCTAACATCTGCAAGATAACTGGGTTACTAATGGTTGCCATAATGGCTGTCAGCTTGGCCTCTACTTGTTGGTCTGTAGGCGCCTGCATGGTCTCAATATCAGGGATATAGTCATAGTTACCCTCTAGGTCACCTGGTTCAATAATTAAATTCCCACCCTCACCATACTGGTCGGGTTGGAACTTCGGGACTTCCCCCATATCGTCACCTAGATCAACTGGGAAGCGTGGCCCCATAGCCACATCAGCAGGTGGTTGTCCATTAGCAATAGCTATTGCATCCTCCTGGGTTGGCCTGACATCAGACATACCAGCCCGGTTAAAGAATTCAACTGCATCCCGACCGACAATGCGGATAACCTTGGCTTTCTCCGCCCGGCCTTCAAACATAAACTGTTGGTTCATTGAGTGCCAGAACATGATCTGTTTCTTTAAAGCCTCTGCCAAAAAGATCTGGTTCATGTTATCCCTGACATTTCTGGTAAATGCTGTATCTTTAACCTCTGTAGCTGTGACTCGGCCTGTATCTTGAGTAGGATTGATCTGGGAAACCCCTTGTGACGACTCACCTAAGGCATTAAGTAGTTGTCCTGTTAGAACATTATTGATCTCAGAGTACGAAGAATCATCACCATTGTTCATCTCCATGATCTGGACATCCTGGTTAGGGTTGTTCATTAACCATTTAGCCTCAGGATTCCACTCAAGTGTGTGCATACGGACATTAGTTGGGTTGACATGGACTGGTGGACGGAGTTTCAGGGCCAAGCGGTCAGAATAGGCCGATGCATGGGCATTCAAAGCCCTAATCTGCTTGGCTACAGGCTCAAGCTCGGAGACTCCATATAAATCATCTTCGAGTGGGTAGTATTTAAGGTGGATAACCGGGATTTCCTGGTGTTTATATGGATTTTTAATGTCGCGAATAACCACACCATGCTTTGGGACAAAGGAAATCCACCTATCCGGGCGGTATTCAGTGATAACCTCAATGGTTTTATACAGTTCATCCTGGCCGAGGTAGTCAGTCAGTCCGCGCATCTGTTTATTCTTGGAGATAGTGTTAGCACTTCTGTTGTCGCCCTTACCTGTACCATCTTCCCGCAGTGATTGGCGAAGAGTGTCCAGGTTTTTATATACAGGCTCAGTCCTAGCAGCGTCATTGACTTTAGTTAAGTCAAATAGTGTTAGGTACTCCCGGTGTTGAAACCATTTCTGGACAGAGGAGTAGGCTGGGTTAGGCAAAGAGTCACGGGTGTTGCACCAAATAAAGTCCGGGCCATCATAGAAAACTGTCTTTTTACCATCTACTGTCCGGCATTCATAGCGCCACTTACATAGACCAAACTTTGAGCCGTACTTTCTGGTACCTTGGTCACCACTGATCCACTTAGAGATCATTGATTCACCTAATCTTGCGTTGTCATCCCACTGGTAGGACAAAAGCTCGTTGTTAATATATGCTCCGAGTGCATCCCCACCTTCTCTTGGCACCATTCTGCCTTTAGGTTTAGAACCGACTAGGCGGGCTGACTTTTCTAAAATAGTGGTATAGGGGATGGGGACAAAGATAGTTGAGGAGTACGGCCAAGTAGCCTCATCGATGAATGAAGCAAACATTTTATCGGCATCATCAAAGCCATTCTTTCTAAAAGTCCGTTGTTCAAGATCAGCTCTAGCAATGCTGTAGTGCTTATTACATTCACTGAATGTAGATATTTCTGCTGGTGTTCCTTTTGCTTCTACGACAGTGGCTTTAGCCATAATTTTTCCCACAAAAAAGACGCCGTTTCCGGCGCCTTAGATTCAATCTTAGCGATTAGGATTATTATATCACGAGTTACTCAACCTTTATCAAGGAGTTTACTCATTTTTCTCATTAGATAACTTATAGCCATCTTTGGGTTACTCACAGCATTAGACCAGCACCAGATACCATATCTCAAACAAGCATGTGTTCTTTGACTACCTGGAAAGAACCCATTTAACAGATAGGCATGTTGAAAGGGTGATTTATACATCTTCATACTTTTGTCCTCATCTCCTCGTCTTGTTCTCTAATACTGACATTAGATGAGTCTTCCTGAACATGGACTATCACTTGACCCCGACCAGTGCCAATTGCAATGTTGTGGATACCACGGATAACTTTAGGTAAGACAGCAGCATTGACCTGGGTCTGTTCTAAAAAGATGAGAATATTATACACATCCTCATACGGTACTCCAAGATCAGGAAACATGGCTTTAAGTAATCCTTCCATCTTCTCGTTATTGATGGCAAGTTGGGTGTTGTAGTCTTCAAGATCAATTGCTGTGGTCATTATGATTCCCTAATCTTCCTCTTGGTTGACTCTTCGTAATCTCTAAGTTCTGTTTTAGAACTTCCATCAGGAATACCCACATATTCCTTAGTACCACAAGTGAAGCATTCAATAACTGCGACGCCTGCTTTTGTGAAATGAATATTACATCTTGCTGCATCTTTATTGTTCCAGCAGATCCGACATAAAAGACTAAAATTCTGCAAAACAGGTTTCTTCATATACTCCACTTCTTTCCTAAGCCTGCATTAACATTATCCCACTGGCTCATTTCAGCCACTGAGACTTCAGCTTGTTGATATAGTTGCCAAGCTCCGGCTAAAGACATTACTAAATCATCATGCGCACCTCTTTCAGCCTGGGCTTTAACTGAAGAAGTAGTCTTGGCTAGAACAAAGGAGTAGAGTTCATTGATAGTCGGTTTGTCATATATCATCAGAGTGTTATGGTCGATTGCATCTTTAAGGTCTTGTAACATGGTTGGCCTGGTTGCAGTATTAGTATCCCAACCGAGCTTAGTAGCGTCAGCATTGTCCACATTACCCCGATTCACCATTTTAAAGATCTCAAACTTATTATTTCTATTGAGTGAGGCCAGCCGATCCATCTCAAACACTCCACCATTTTGTCTTTCATATGCCACAATGGGCTTGATACCTGTTACATCAAAGAGTTTTTCTAGAATTGGGAAGATCTCGTTTGTCATGTTGGTAGCGATAGTCTTGGAGTGATAGACAAGTGGCACATCAATCTTGGTTTTACTTAAGAACTGGACTGCACAATAGTCACCTGCACCATATGAAGTGTCAGCAAAGACTACAATCGTTTCTCCATGTTCAATCGGGCGGTATTGTCTAAACATATATTAAGCCCTCAGTACTAGGATTCTTGGCATTGGCTAAGTAGTACTTTAAGGCATAAGGGTCAAAATATAGATCTCCTGAGGTCAAGAAGGCCTCTTCTGCGGTCTCTGGGTATTCCTGGTCGTAATAGTGCCCTAATTCTTTTTTCTTTATTGCTAGGAACTCAGGATCATAAAAGTCTGAGGCTTTATAGAAAAGTGGAGTTAGGTTATTCTCGCCTAGGTTAGCCAAATCCCAGATCTCTTTAAACTCATTAAAGCCATTTGCGGTGGTTTCAATGTCCACCTCGCCATCAGGGACAACTGCCTGCAGCACTCCGGCTAATAGCCGTTTAATATCCCGGGCAAAGGCTGCCTCAGAGATATGAAGGTCGGTAATTGTCTTTGAGCGTCCAACATCTAGGTTTTCCGCTGAACCGATGATCCAATGGCTATTTTTCTCTTCATTGAACAGCTCGTACTTAGAGTTATATTTCAATGGTACTTTGACGTTATTAATTTCTTCATATGATCTGAGCATGAACTTAACCCGCTCAAGTATGCCCATGGCATTGTCCGCGTTATCCGCAATCGTCACAATGTAGCGATTTGGGAGTAGTATAAACTTGGTAGCCTTTTTAGCCGAGATAATGGTGGTAAACCCTTGCTGCCTGGCTTTTAGCTCAATCTTTCGTAATGCCTGAATATCAATCCAATGGTTTTGGATATTGTTTAGTCGTAATGGGACTTCCTGTTGGTTCTTATCAATAATTCTGAAGTTATCCTCCATGAAAGCTTTGTAGTTACTCAATACCATATTTATCCTTTTGTTCACTGGCGACTTGGTTATAGTTATTAGTTTGGTTATAGTTTTGGACTAATGGCTGTGGCTTAAAATCAGGATGACGACTCTTGAGGTAGAAAATAACTGCGGTCATATCCCCATCCCCGGCTTTTTCAATCAACACGTCCCGAATATCATCGTTTAACTCTTCATCAGCTTCCTGTTTGGCTAAAGCAAAGTCAGCATCAAAGCCTTCAGATGTTTTATCCAGCCAGTAGTACCATGTAGCCCGCCCCATCCCTACTACAGAGCATGAACTAGTGACATTACCTTTAGTAGCCCGGTAGGCATCCATTACTAGCTTTTTAATACCGTCCAGTTTGTCTAAGGCTTTTTCTTTACCTTTAAGTTTTGCTACTTCCTTTTTCACCAATGGCCTCCTGTCTTGTTACCTGTGACTGCGAAGTTAGAGCCTGACCTTATTAGGTCACATGTCTTACATTGACAGTCTTTAACATGCTTTTTAGGCTTCTCAGGTAATATCTTCTTATTATCAAGTAACTTACCTATTGAAATCCCCATTATTTTATATGGACTTTTCTCTGAACTCACTTTTTCTCCCTAATCCTCTTCATCATCTCTTTGGCTGTCTGACCAGGAGTGATACAACCTTTACCATGACAGACAGTACAAATGTCAAAGTCCACAACAGCACTCCAAGAACACTCATCATCAGTCTTAAAACAGCGTTCAACCCCCAACCCTTTACATCTTGGACAAACTATTTTTTTAATCATTTAATAACCTTTTCAGTAACGGACAGGTCTCATTATGTTTCATAAACTCCTGGAAAATTAAAGGCCCAACCTCTTCTGGTGTCTTGGGAATATCACTAACTAACTTAGATATATA